TGTGATTTAAGTTTAATTTAAACTTTTTTCATATTGGGAGATATTTATATATTAAAAACTATATAAAAACAATGGCAAAAGAAAAATCTTTAGTTGAAGAGGCTATCATCCAAATGAAAAATTTGGAAGAAGCGGTAGCTGAAAACGCAAAAGGAATACTTGCTTCTACTATGAAACAAGAAATCAAAGACCTAGTAAAAGAATCTCTAACTGAACAAGCAGATGATGAGGTTGAAACTGATGACGTTGAAATGGAAGGACCTGAAGGTTCTGAGGATATCGCCGATATTAAATTTGGTGATGATGCAGAAGATGACGGTGACGAAATTGATACTGATGATACTGACGACTCAGATGAAGACGGTGACGACGAAGAAGATATGGACGACGAAGACACTATCGACTTAACTGATGCTGACGATGAAGAAGTACTTAGAGTATTTCAACTTATGGGACCGGATGATAACATTGTTGTTACAAAAGACGACAAAGGAAACACTCACTTAAAAGATGAGGGAACCGGTAAAGAGTATATGATTGTTGGTGAAGGTGAAGAAGAAGAAATGGACGAGTCTTGGGAAGAAATGGATGAAGACGATATGGATGAAGACGATATGGATGGTGAAACTATCGAAAGTATTGTTGAAAGAATGTTTAGTTCTGATGATGAAGATATGGACGACGAAGACGAAGAATGGGGTGGAAATGACCACGATTTTAAAAGACGTGATGGACACTACAAAGATTTTGAAATGGATGAAGAAGATGATATGGACGATGAAATCGTTTATGAAATCGAAATGGATGATGAAGAGGATGAAGAAGAGATGGATGAATCTATCTACGAATCTGAATCTAAAAAAATGTCTGTAAAACCTGTTGGTAAAAACATTGGAAATCCATCTAAATTCAAATACGACAAAAATCCAAGTTTAGGTGATGGTTTTGCAACTCCAACAAAGTTGAAACACGCTGACCACGCTAAACCTACAAGATTTACCGGAAAACCTAAATTTGAATATAAAGAAGGTGAAAACGCTGGTAATAAATTAGGTAAAAACAAAATGGTTAAAAAAGTTGAGTCTAAAGAAGAAGTAACAAAAAAACCTATTGTGAAAAAATCTGAAACTAAAGAAGGAGTTCGTACTTTAGGTATGGGGTCTAATTTCAGAAAAGGTGGTTTACCTAAACCATTTGCTCATTCAAGTTTTAATGCGAATATTAAAGAAAGTTCTTCAAACAAAGAATTACAAATTCTTAGAGAAAAAAATGAAGAATACAGAAAAGCACTTAATGTTTTTAGAAGTAAATTAAACGAGGTTGCGGTATTCAACTCAAACTTAGCTTACGCTACACGTTTGTTCACTGAACACTCAACATCAAAACAAGAAAAAATTAACATTTTAAGAAGATTTGATAGTGTTGAAACTATTAAAGAATCTAAAAATTTATATCAAGTTGTTAAAAACGAATTATCTGCAGGAACTAAAACTCAATCTATGAATGAGTCAATCGAGAGAACAATTGCAAAATCACCTTCTACAGGAGCAGTTAACTTAATTGAATCTAAAACATATGAGAATCCACAGTTCTTAAGAATGAAAGATTTAATGACAAAAATAAAATAAAAATAAATAAATTAAAATTAATAAAAACCAAAAAAATGGGAGCATTATTAGAATCAGGTCTTGTAGGTAACATTGGGTTAAAACACCTTAAAGTTATTAAAGAAGACACAATCAACAAATGGGATAAATTAGGATTCCTAGAAGGTCTTAAAGGACATATGAGAGAAAACGTAGCTCAGTTATATGAGAACCAAGCGTCTTTCTTGATAAACGAAGCTACAGGTGAAGGTTCTAACGGAGCTTTTGAAACTGTTGTTTTCCCTATCGTAAGAAGAGTATTCTCTAAATTATTAGCGAATGAAATCGTATCTGTACAAGCAATGAATTTACCAATCGGTAAATTATTCTTCTTTGTACCTAAAATTCAAGGATATACAGGAGCGACTTCTGCAAATGGTATTGAGGCTAATTCAGGTCAACACTACGCACCGGTAGGTTCTCCGGGTAACTATCCTGGTAATCCGGGTGCTGGTTATGGTACTGACACAGGTGCTTACCAAAAAAACCTTTATGATTTATTCTACGAAGGAACTGAACCAGGTTTAGACCCTGAAGGTTTATTTGATTATTCTAAAGGTAGATGGTCAGCTATTACAGCATCTTGTACTACAGTACAATGGTCTAATGGAGCGTTAATTCCTGCAGCATATACTACAACAGCAAACACTGAATTTAGAAAAATCTTAATCGCTATGTCAGGTTTCTCTAACACAGGTGATGGAAAATTAATTGGTCCTATGGGTCAAGAAATGGATACTGAAGAATTCTTATCAGGTCTTAAATTGTATACTGATAACGCGGCAGTTGCGGCTCAATTAGGAACAAATACATTTACTAACTTATTATTTAGAGTTGTTACTCAAAAATATGGTCAAGGAATTGTTCAATATGGTAGTACAAGTCAAACTTCTTGGGCATCAGATGGTAATGGAGGTTCATTCAAAAATATCTGTTCTGCACAAGGTACTATTTACTTAGAAATTGATACTCAAGTACCTGTATGTGTATCTTGTAGTCAATCAACACCTGATGGATACTCAGGAGCTACTTTATTAGCAGCTACTTGGAGTGGTGTATCAGCGAGTCAAACTAACATTAAAGCGGTATTCAGACGTTACGAAGAATTAGAATTCGAAGATAAAATCGGTGAGGTTTCTTTCGACTTAGATTCTGTAACAGTTTCTGTAACTGAAAGAAAATTAAGAGCACAATGGTCTCCTGAGTTAGCTCAAGACGTTGCGGCTTTCCATAACATCGATGCTGAAGCTGAATTAACAGCTTTATTATCTGAACAAGTTGCGGCTGAAATCGACCGTGAAATCTTAAGAGATTTACGTAAAGGTGCAGCTTGGACTTTAAGATGGGATTACAACGGATGGAGAAGAATTTCTGCAACTACAAACTACACTCAAAAAGACTGGAACCAAACGTTAATCACAGCGATTAACCAATTATCAGCTCAAATCCACAAATCTACTTTAAGAGGTGGTGCTAACTGGATTGTGGTTTCTTCTGAAATCTCTGCTATCTTTGACGATTTAGAATACTTCCACGTATCTAACGCGTCTCCTGAGCAAGACCAATACAATATGGGTATTGAGAGAGTTGGAACATTAGCAGGACGTTACCAAGTTTACCGTGACCCTTACTTCCCAGCTAACACAGTGTTAGTAGGACACAAAGGAACATCATTGTTAGACACAGGATACATCTACGCACCGTATGTACCGTTACAATTAACTCCAACAATGTACAACCCATTCAACTTTACACCGATAAAAGGTATTATGACCCGTTACGCTAAGAAGATGGTCAACAATCGCTTTTACGGAAGAATTACTGTTGATGGTGTTAGAACATTCGATTTAAGAGAATTGAGATAATCAA